TCAGCAACTCTTGACCTACAAAACATCAACGCTACAGAACTCAGCAACGGTAAAGCAGTTGCATCAATTGTTAACTCTAGCCTATCAGCAACCGCAGGAGTTAACTCTAACGCAACAGAAAAGTTTGATCTAGTTGAAGTAATTCAAGTACCAGTTATTGCTCCTCCAGTGTTTGTTCCTATTGTTAAACTTATTGCAAACGTTTATTCTGATGCACAAGAAGCAATTTCTCAAAACATTAAGATATCTTCATCTATCAATGTTTCTTCTGTGGGAACTGTATATATTCCGCCTATAGGAATTAATACAATAATAACTTCTAAGGCAAATGCAACAATTTCTACAGCATTTGTAGTTTCTCCAATATTTAATATTTCTGCAAATTCAGATGCAAACATTGGAATATTGTCAGTATCTTCAAAGATTACCCCACTTATTGCTACTGCTACAGTAAATGGCGGAGGTTATGTAGGTGGAGTACCTTCAGGATTTGAACCTTCATTAATTATTCCAGAATTTTCAAAGGCATCAAATACTCGTGTTGGCGGAAATGCTGTATTATCAACAAGCTATTCTATAACACAATCAGCAAATTCTCGTGGATATACATTAATTAAAATTCCTAATATTTATGGAATTTCTTCAACAATATCAGCAAGATCATTTGCAGCAGGATACAAGTTGGGTCAAGCTCAAGGATTTGAACCAACTCTTGTTGAAACAACAAAGATATCTGCAGTAGTATCAATGTCAGTAGGTGCACAATCTGGAGATCTTATAATTTCAGCAGTACTTGGAGACTTTATTGGCTGGGGACAACCAATATGATAAAATTAGGTAGGAGAATACAATGGCAATTATAGATTTTCCATTAAGCCCACAGATTAACGATACATACTCTTTTGGTAGTTATAGTTGGACATGGGACGGTAATGGATGGGCATCAAATACAAGTCCAGCAGCTAGTGGTCCTACGGGTCCAGCAGGGCCTACAGGTCTTGTAACGGCAACTGATCCTTTGTCATATAATTCTTATACTCAAAATATTATTTTAAAAATAAGATCTGGCGGGGGAATAGTTGGAGATAACTCAGGTCTATATATAGATTCATCCATAGTTCCAACATTATCAGGTATAAATAACTTTACAGGAACTGTAAATGTTAGCGGAAATCTAACAGGTCCTAATTTTGATTTTACAATCACCCCGCTTGATGATATAGCAAACTATTTTACTGGAAATGCAACAAGGTTTAGATTAACATATCAGGGAACACAAATTTTCCTAGCTAATCCATTTAGGCTTTTAATAACTATTGATGGTATAATTCAATCAGTAAGCTTTCCAGAGTATGTATGGCGTTCGCCCCTAAAAAGATCTGGTTTTTGGTTAGATTCAGGCGGGTATTTGGCATTTTTTGGACCAGTTTCTAAAATTTCGACATTTAGTGGTAGAATTATGTCAGGAGAAGTAACAACCAAAAAAACAACACTCTATCCGTTCAAAGCATCGGATATATTACTAGGAGATTAAAACATGGCAAGAAAAGTATTACTTGATGGAACATCAGCATCAGTCTCAGGAACTTCTTGGGGCTATTCCTATAATTCAGGAACACTTACAATTGGTAAGTACATTCCAAAAGAAAGAATCGTATTAATTACAGATATCACAACCAATAAGGTTGTTTATAATTTTTCAGATCCATCTTTAATTGCTTCAATTAGTCCAGTAATTAACTCAGATCAAACAGAACAAACAACTATTGTTCTTAATAGCAATGTAACAAGTGGAATTTCTACAAATGATAGATTTCAAATTGTTATTGATGAAGATTCAACAATAATTACTCCAGCAGAAACATTGATGGATCCAACAAACAAGATGCGTGTTTCTACTCCACAAGCACTTATTGATACTGACTTTGAATATGGCGCACAATACTCCAAGTGGGAATCTACAAACCTTATTAATCAGCACCAAGCTGCGTATCCAACAGCAACAGCAATTCCTGTAAACACAACAACACCTACAACAATGTCTGTGTCTCAAAATACAAAACTTGTTACAGTAACTGTTGCAAACGGTCATGGATTGCAAATTGGTCAACCTGTAACTATTATTGATTCTTTATGGTCTCCAGCAAATGGTAACTTCTTTGTTATGCCTTTTAACTTTAGCACAACAGTATTTACATATGAAGCAAGAACTATAAATCCAAATACAACTACAGCCATTTTTGATGCAAATAAAACATCAATTTATCCAGGTGCATTTTATTCACAAGCTCCAATTGGAACTGTTTCAATTGCAACAGCATATAACGCAACAACTGGTGCTGTAGAATTACAAACAACCGTTCCTCACGGTTTAGCACTTGGAAATGAAATTGCACTCGTTGGTTTTACAGGTTTAACACTTGCAAATACCAGTTTTGGTAACGGCAACTATCTTGTTACATCTGTAACTTCACCATTTAAATTTAAAGTTACACTCCCAGCACAAGGCACTGGAACACTTTCAACTACAACAACAGCAGCCTTAACAGCTTCATCTGCATCTGTATCACCAACAGTTTTAGTTCCAGTTACTTCTACAACTAACGTAGTTGTTGGTAGCACAATTACTGGAACGGGTATTCCTACAGGAACAATTATTACTGCAATTAATACAACAACAAATACACTTACACTTTCACAAGCAACTACAGCAGCACTTACAACTACAGCTTCTTCATATGCTATTGGTGCAGCAGTTTATCCAAGACCACAAGGTCAAGTTGCACACAGACCATATGATGGTGGAGTTATTTTTTCTACAAATCAGATTTCTTCAAATCATCAGCAAATTCGTCAAACACGTCGTTACTTTAGATATCAATCGGGTAAAGCAATTCAGATGTCATCTGGAACAATTTTGCGTCCATATGCAAACGTTGACGCTTTGAGAGGTTCTGGAACAACAGTTACTGTCACAACAAAAGAAAGACACAACCTAACCCCAGGTGTTGCCATTGTAGTTAGCGGATCAACAGATACTGCTTATAATGGAACCTTTACAGTAGCATCAGTACTTGCATGGAATCAGTTTACATATACAACATCTACAACAGTAACTCTTCCAGTAGCACCACTAAGCACTTTGGTTTCAGTATCTGGATGGTCGGGTGCTACAAACAGATTGGGTATTTTTGATACACAAAATGGTATATTCTTTGAATATGATGGACAAAAACTTTATGCTGTTCGTCGTAATTCAACAACACAACTTGCTGGAAGAATTAGCGTTGATGCTGGGGGTACAACAGTTACTGCAACGGACAACACGTATTACCCAACATCTTTTTCACGTCAATTAATTGCTGGAGATTTTGTTGTTATTCGTGGTATGTCTTATCGTGTTTTAGAAGTTGTAAGCGATACACAGTTTAGCATTAGCCCAGCATATCGTGGTGCAACAAACGTAGTTGGAGGAGTTCTATCTAAAACAATTGATACAAAGATTCCTCAAACTTCATGGAATCTTGATGTCTGCGATGGCACTGGTCCATCTGGTTACAACCTTGATCTTTCAAAAATGCAAATGTTCTATATGGACTTTACATGGTATGGTGCAGGATTTATTCGTTGGGGTGTAAGAGGGCCAAAGGGTAACGTTATTTATGTACATAAGATGCAAAATAATAACGTTAACGGAGAAGCTTACATGCGTTCTGGTAACCTACCAGGTCGTTATGAGTCAACAACATATGGTCCAACAACAGCCGTAACATCAACCCTTTCAAATTCAGAATTAAATACAATAACTGTTGCAGATGCAAGCTTATTCCCATCAAGTGGAACTTTACTTGTTCGTCAAGTTACAGCACTTTCAACTGGCACAACTCCAACAGTAACTGAATCTCATGAATATATTAACTATACAGGAAAAACTGGAACTACATTTACTGGTTTAACACGTGAACAAGCAGGAAATGCTACAACACAATCAATTACAGCATCAGTAGGTGCTACATCGTTTACAGTTGGTAATGCTTCGGGAATTCAAGTGGGTCAAAGAATTATTGAATATAGCTACCCACAAAGACTTCCAGATAACACTTATGTTACAGCAATTAATGGAACAACAATATCTTTAAGTCAAGCAGTTTCAATTGCAAACCCTATAGTAACGTTTGCTCCAATGGGAACAGGCTCACCAGCAACATTTACTTATAACTCAAATCTACCGCAAACAATTTCTGCAGAACTTGCGTTTCCAACATTTGCACCAACTATCTCACACTGGGGTACTTCTGTAATGATGGATGGTCGTTATGACGATGATAAATCTCTTTTGTTTACATATGGACAAACATCACAGACTCCTTTGCAGGGTACTCAGGGCGTTGTGTCTATAACTGGTGCAACAACTGCTACTAACGCTGCATATACAATTCAGTTATCTGATGTAACACAACTTACAATTGGTCTGTTTGTTGCAGGTTCTGGAGTAGGAACAGGTGCACAAATTGTATCAATTAATACATTAACTAAAACAATTACTGTTAACGTTGCAAACTCTGCAGCAATTACTGGAACTCAAACAATTGGATTTTCCGCTAATCCAATTTATTCAGCAACATTTTCATCAGGTGGAACAACAACAGTTGGAACCGTTACATTTACTTCAACAGCAAACCTTACAGTTGGTATGCAATTAGTTCAAGGAACTGGTCAATTACCAGGTGCAGTAATTTCAAATATTTCTGGTACCGTTGTAACATTTTCTAACTGGATTGGAAACGCAACATCATTTGGTTCTACTTCAAACTTTTCTGTACAGGCAGCAGGAACATATTACTTTACATCACAAAATAACCAGAAAGCATTGTTCTCAATTCGCATTGCACCAAGCGTTGATAATGGTGTTCCAGCTAACTTAGGATATCGTGAATTAACAAATAGAATGCAGCTTATTTTGAAAGCATTAGATATTACAACTTCTGCACCAGCACAAACACAAACACAGCCAATAAACCTACTTGTTCAGGCATTGTTAAATGGTGTACCTAGCTCTACAACAGCATGGACAAACGTTGTTGGTGGTGCAGCAAAACCTAACTCAAGCTTAGCTATGATTGCAGATTATAGTTCAGTATCTGGTGGAGCTACCATTACAAATGGTGAAGTTACTGGTGGATTCTTTACTTCAGGAACAACCAGCCTTGATTTATCAAACGTTCGTGATTTAGGTAACTCAGTCATTGGTGGTGGAGGACTTTATTCTAATACCAACGTATTTCCTGATGGTCCAGACACACTAACACTTGTGGTTACAAATCTTTCACCTTTACCCGTGAACGTATCTGGTCGTCTATCCTGGACTGAAGCTCAAGCTTAAGAAAAAGGAGGGCTCTATAAGATGTCCTATAAGTATAGAGTTCTTGCTGACGCACCACTCGGTTATTGGAGATTAAATGAATATGTAGCATCTACTTATGATGATGCTGATATTAATTATGATGAGCCAGGTTTTGAATATAATCAGGTATTGTATGACCGTCTATATGATGAAACATTAATAAATAACCAAGCATTTGTGTCAGGTGGATCTTCTGCAATATTTTCTGATGTATTGCCTTTAACAACACAATCTAATGTTGTTCCAGATTTTGCGGGATGCAAGGTAACGGATAATACAATATTAACCATAAGAAATAGACCTAATAAATACAGGATGTTTTATAATGGAACAGAAAATCTTTCATTTGGAATAGAATTTTGGTTATCTTTAGATTCAGCTCCAACAAGCATACATAACATATTGACAATATATTCAGGAACATCAGTATCTGGAAAGATTTATATATCTGGAGATAGAATATATTTTGAAGTATTTAGTCTAGATTCTTCATATAGCTCATACAAGCAGATAATCAAGTGGGATTCTCAAATGCATGTATTTGCTTCTTTTACGGGTAGAAAGATTAATATATCTGTAAATGCTATGGGAGGAAGTTCTACTGTAATCCCCCAATCTTTTACATTTGCTTTAAATAATACAAGTTCTATGAATGTAAATTATCAAATAGGACCTTCAGCAACACAAGATCATTTTATTATAAATGACCTAGCTTTTTATGATTATGTGTTGTCTGAAAATATTATAAAGAACCACATGGTATGGGCTTCTAATGATTCAAAGCCACAATCTTATGTAAAAGAAACCAGTGGCTATTTCTTTGACATTAAAGATTCTGAAGACATGTTTAATTTTAAAAAAGAATTTGGAAAACCTTTAGATTATCAAGAAGGTGTTTTTAATAATCTTCAAGCAGATAATACTGGAATATCAATCCAAAGAACCGCAACTTCACAACAAATAACTGGAACTTGGATATATCAGGTTCCATCTTCAGCTTCAACCAAAATAGCTGGTGCTAGAATTAGTTGGGATTCGGGATATACAAATAATAGCGTTGTTTCAACAACAGATTTTGTTTCAGTAGACATATCATATGACAGCGGTGCTACTTGGAAACAGGTTAAAAATAATTATCCAGCAGTTCAATTTGCAGATAGCTCTTTGATAACTTATCCAAACATTTTGGTAAAAGTTACTATATCTACATCAGATTCATCATTCATTAATCAACCAAGACTAGATAATTTACTTATAGCGGTTTATAATGATTTGTCAATATATTCTGATTTAGGTGCTTTTACATTAATGCCAAGACAAGGTAGTTTTACGGGAGACACATATGCAATTAGAAAAAACATGTTTAATATTATGTCAAGATCTACAAATTTTGGTATAAAGTTAGATAATGTAGATGATAAAAATTCTATTGCGGTACTTCAAGCGGGAACTCAAAGCGTAGGATTTAAAACATTAGATTTTTGGTTTAGATATGATGATGTAACAGATTCATATAATCAATATATATTGGACACCGTGGGATATGATGCCTACATATACTTTGTGGGTCAAACAGGAAGTGTTACTCAGAATGGTTTTGCAGCAGTTTACATAAACGGTTTAGACTATACAAACCAATCTAAGGTGTTAAGCAAAGGTGAAATCTATCATTTTGTATGTGTTTATCCAGACACAAATACATCTCCAGTATATTTTGGAGGAACTTCATCATTAAATCAGTACTCTTTGGCAACATATGGATTCTTTTCTGTCTATCAAAACGCATTTTCTCAAACAGATGCCCAAAATAGATACTTATCTTATTTAACATCAAATACTGGACAGATAGGTTTAGGCTCAAATTATATGGGTTCATTAGCAGAGTTTAATGGCAATGGCACCGATTTCAATGGTGGATCAGCAATTTTGTCATACACAAGTCCAAATTTTAAATAATTTGGCATTTAGTTGTACGTTTTTTAGGTTTTAACTAATAGAAATGGTATCATAGGCATATGGGAAAAATGAAAGTAACACCAATTGATGAAGTAAACTGGGGTCTGTACATGTGGCAGATGCCTGACGAGTCATTGGTAATGGATGATGAAGGTGGATATCTTTGTATCCCATCTACAAAAGGTGATATTCACCAGATTAATAAAATAAAAAAAGAAGCTAAAAACTTAGGTCTTGATGAAGGAAGACCAATATTTTTTGCGGGACACCGAATGGTTACTCAAGACGAATTAGAAGAACAAAAATCACGGGCAGCAATGGGAATGGTTCCAGATCCACAAGATATGCCTGCAATGCTTGAATATGTTAAAGAAGCAAGAGAAATGGGATTAGCATGATTGAACAACCTAAGATTACGGTTATGGATAATGATGATGATGAGGGTAATGTAAGAGTTTATACCCCTGAAGATTTTCAATTATTTGAAAAACAAGAAAAGACGTATGAAGATCCATTTAACGTCTCATGGGAAGATATCAAAAAGTCTGAAGGACTAAATCCTAATTTCCGCCGTAAGGTTGATAGAATGCAAAAAGCATTTACAGGTAAAGGCGATGCTAAATCTAAAAAGCTTGACCCACTTGATTTAACAGGATATTCATTATTTCAAATAGTACAACCTCCATATAACATGCTCTATTTAGCACAACTATATGATGTTTCACCTTATCACCATTCAGCGGTAAATGCTAAGGCAGCAAACGTTGTTGGCCTAGGATATAAATTTGAAGAGACATGGGCTACAACTAAAAAAGTTGAAGATGCCATGGATAACCCAAAAAAGCTTGATAAAATTCGTTCAAAAATTGAAGATGCAAAAGTAGAATTACGTGATTATTTAGAATCATTAAATTCTGATGATTCATTTATTGAAAACATGAAAAAGGTTTATATAGACCTAGAATCAACTGGCAATGCATATCTTGAAGTTGGTCGTACATCAACTGGTAAGATTGGTTACATAGGTCATATTCCTACAACAACCATGCGTATTCGTCGTCACCGTGATGGCTTTGTTCAAGTTGTTTATAATCGCTACACATTCTTTAGAAATTTTGGTGATACCGATACCCCAGATCAAATTGGTACTGACCCTCAACCTAACGAAGTAATTCACTTTAAAATTTTTACACCATCTAATACATATTATGGGATTCCAGACATTATGTCTGCCAAAAATGCTTTAGCTGGAGATGAGTTTGCACAAAGATATAATTTAGATTATTTTGAAAATAAAGCTGTACCACGATATATTATTACTGTAAAAGGTGCAAAACTTACTGCTGATTCTGAGCGTAGACTTTTAGAATTTTTCCAAACAGGATTAAAAGGAAGAAACCATAGAACCCTGTATATTCCACTTCCTTCAGACGGAGAACAATCACGTGTTGAATTCAATATGGAACCAATTGAAGCGGGAGTTCAAGATTCTTCATTTAAAAACTATGCTGTAGAAAATAGAGATCGTATTCTTATTGCACACCGTGTACCTATTTCTAAGATTGGTATGCCACAAGGCGTATCTTTGGCAAATGCTAAAGATGCAGATAAAACATTTAAAGAACAGGTATGTCGTCCAAGACAAGAAGAATTAGAAGTAAAAATTAATGTTATTATTAAACAGTTTACGGATGCTTTTGTTCTTAGATTTAATGAACTTGCACTTACAGATGAAGAAACTCAATCAAGAATTGATGATCGTTATCTTAAAGATCAAGTGCTTCTTCCAAATGAAGTTCGTGCTCGTAAAGGACTTGCTCCAATTTCTGGCGGAGATAAAGTTCTTGTTCTTAATCCTAAAGCTATGCAAGACGCTGCATCAGACTTTAGTGGAAATAAAACTAGAGATCAAGAAAGAACTTTAGGAGCAAATGACAAAATGGGTCAAGCAAGAAACGCTCAAGGCGAAGGCAGAGCACAGGATTAAAAAATGGCAACGGCATTAGATGTTTTAAATGTTGCCAGAACTCAAATAGGTTTTCACGAAGGTGCTTCAAATGAAAATCCATACGGGATTTGGTATGGAGTACCTAACGCCCCATATTGTGCAATGGGAATCAGTTGGTGTTTTGCACAAGTTGGACTATCACATTTAATTGCTGCACAAACTCCTAAAGGTTTTTCTTTTAATCCTACAGCCCTACATTGGTTTCAAATGCAAGGTATGGTTGTTAATAAAATGCAGATGCAAACGGGCGATTTGGTCATGTACGACTGGAATGGAGACGGGGTAGCTGATCACGTAGAATTATGTGAAGCAGCAAGTCCTGGAGGATTTACAACAATTGCTTTTAATACTGGCAATCCAAATGATCCAACACAAGAAGGTTGTTGGAGAGTACATAGAAATTATTTATTTGTTATTGCCGTAATAAGACCAAGATATCCAGTTATTGTTAAGCCAACAGCTGGAGTTTCTACAAGTAAAAAAGCAACAGCAGTAGTTGGAGGAACTGGAGCAGCAGTAGCTGGCGCAACAGGAATGTTGCATAATGGAACAACTGGTTCAGCAACTGCCACGCCATCACCAAGCCCTACGGTATTTATTGCACCTCCATTTCCATCATCTCAAAATTCTTTTGTTATCGGACAGACTAATGATGCAGTATTAACAATTCAAAAAGCCCTTGTTAAAAAAGGCTTGTTACTAGCCAAATATGCTACTGGAACAATGAATACTCAAACAAAAGCAGGACTTGTAAAATTTGATCAAAAACTTGGAATTATAGTAAAAGGCGGAGCAATTCCACAAATAGTTTACGATAATCTTAAGGGGGCGTTGTGAGTTTAAAAAATCATTTTAAATTTAATATAGGTGAGGCAAAACAGCTTGGTATAGCCCTAATTAGCTCATATGGAATGTGGGCAGCCACAGGTTTTCAAAAGAGTATTACAGGCTTGCTATACCCCGTTATGGGCTTTATAACAGGTGGTTTAGCCTCACATAGCTCCTCTTCTTCTCCCAATGTTTTGCCAGATTCCCATATTCAAACCCCATACGTAAATAACATAAATGACGGTAACCCAGGAACCCCAGATCAATTTCCAGAAGTAAAAGTCTACAAACCAGAGGGGGTGGATGTAAAAAAGGTTATAGAAATCAACAGCGGTGTAATAAAGTCTGTTGATTGAATTATGAATTATTCATAACTATTGCTATTATTTACTTACATATGGATATTAAAAAAACATATTGGCAAAACAGCGAATCTTCAATGACACTCGCTTTTCCCATTGCCAAGGTAAACAGAGAAAAAAGAACCGTATCAGGATTTGCGTCCCTCGACAATCTAGACCGTCATGGGGACATTGTTACTGCTGAAGCAAATAGAAAAGCATTTGAAAACTTTAGAGGTAATATCCGTGAGATGCATCAACCAACAGCTGTTGGCAAGATGGTTAATTTTAAAGAAGATACATTTTTTGATAAAGAATCTGGCAATAAATATAATGGAGTATATGTAACTGCATATATTTCAAAAGGTGCACAGGATACTTGGGAAAAAGTTTTAGACGGTACACTAACAGGATTTTCCATTGGCGGAAATATTATAGATGCTAAAATGGAAAAAGCGGACAATAATTCAGATGAACGTAGAGTTATTCACAATTATGATTTGCATGAGTTGAGTCTTGTAGATTCCCCAGCAAATCCGCTAGCAAATATTTTTTCAATTCAAAAAACAGATACAGGTTTAGTATATAAAGGCATTGCAGCAGAAACACCAACAGAAAATGTTTTTTGGTGTGAATCAGATGAAATTGTTTCTACAAGTTCTGAAATTGCAAAAGATTGTGTTGCATGTGGAACAACAATGTCAAACATTGGTTGGATTGAGCAAGCAGAAGTAGAAAAATTTGAATCAATTCAAAAAGTTTTAGATTCATATCTAACAAAAGACGACGCACCTGGACCAACACACGCAGCAACAGAAACTGCAGCTCCAGGAAATGTTGTTGATAGTTCAACAGCAATTAATCTTTATCCAGATCAAAACAAAGCAAAAAAGGTTTCGCCTATTGATGTCACTAGTGCGATTAAGAAAAATGAAGGAGGTAATGAAATGACAGAAGAGACAAATACAACAACAGAAGAAGTAATTGAAAAGTCCGTTGATGTCGTAGCTTCAGCAACAGCAGAAACTGTTAATGAGGTATCAGATTTAGCAGGAGAGACAATTGAAAAGGCTGTAGCTATTTCAGAGGTTGAGGATACCCTTGATTTCACAAAGATGGTAGATGACCTAAAGACCTTCTTCTCAGAATCTATTGAAAAGAATTTATCAACAAGCAATGCTTCAGTTTCAGAAGTTGCTAAGATGGTTGAAGATACCACAGCATCAATTACCAAGTCTATTGCAGATTTGGCAGAAAAATATGAAGCACTAAATAAGTCAGTTACAGATATGTATGGAAAGATCGAATATCTTGACCACTCCCTAAAGGGATTTGAGTCTGCAACTGCAGTTAAGAAGTCCAGTGATCTTAGCGGGTCAATGGAGGATACAAAAATCCAAAAAACAAGTCTATGGCAAGGCACTTTCCTCGGTGTTAATAGCTTAACTAAAAATAACTAAACAAAATAAGGTGGTGAAATAAAAAAATGAGTAATGAACTTCTACAAAAAGTAATAGATACAACAAATCTCGGAACAACTCCAGCCACTGATCTATCAGGCGACGGACGTACCAACTCAGGTACAGGTCTCCTATATCCAGATCAAGCTAATCGTTTCCTTGATTACATGTGGGATGCAACGATTCTTGCTAAGGCAGCTCGTACAATCCGCATGCGTTCAAACACAACAGAAATTGATCGTGTTTCAGTAGGTCAGAGAATTATGACAGTAGCATCTGAAGATAATCCACGTGATTACACAGGATATGATGCAGGAGCAACTGGTCAATATTCAAACGCTGCAGCAACATTTTCAAAGGTTTCGTTGACAACACGTAAACTACGTTTGGACTGGGAACTTTCATCAGAGTCTCTTGAAGACAATATTGAAGGTGCAGATCTTGAAGACCACATTGCACGTTTGATGGCTACCCAAGCTGGTAATGACATTGAGGATGTATTGATCAATGGTATCGGAACTAGCACAGGTTTGCTTTCAGCATTTGCGGGATTCCGCAAGCTAGCACTTGACAACGCACACGTTGTTGATGCACAAGGAGTAGGACTTGACAAGGCAGTATTTAACCTTGCAATCAAGACACTTCCACGTAAGTATAAGCAACGTCGTAACCAACTCCGATTCTTCACAGGATCAAACTTGGTTCAGGATTACCTATACAACCTAACTGCTATGACAAGCTCAGGTTTCAACCCATTCGATATCGCTTCAGGTATCGTTCGTGGTGATACTGCTGCTAATGATGGCGGTCCAGGTACTGTAACTCCATTCGCATTTGGTATTCCAGTAATTAACGTTCCATTGATGGACGAGACAAGAGCAGGAGACTATACAAGCCCAAGCGGTTTGCATGGTGATCTACACTTGACTTTCCCTCAGAACTTTATTATCGGTATCAAGCGTGACGTAACAGTTTATCGTCTATTCCAACCAAAGAAGGATACAATTGAGTACACTCTCTTTATCCGTGTTGGTTGTGCAGTCGAAAACTACGACGCACACGTAATCGTTAAGAACGTTAAGGTACAAGGTTCAGTCGCTTCTGGTGCATTCGGTTCCGTTTCACACGGATCTAATGTAACAGGCGGAGCTGGAACTTATACATTTTAATCTTAAACAGTTACAAAGGAGCGGGGGGATGCTTAAAAGTGTCCCCCTTAACCATTATCTGCTATAATTAATAATGACGAGAGGAAAAATAATGTCATTTACAGATCTAAAAATTAAAGAATTAAAAGAAATTGCTGACACGTTTGGCATAGATGCTGCAAACTTGAAAGTAAAGCAAGAAGTAATTGCAAGTCTTGAAGAAGAGGGAATTACATTTCAAATGTACGAATCTTTTAAAAACACAGACAAGCAAGAAATTGAAATTTCAGATATTGAAAAGAAGTCTAGAGAAAGCAAGAAAAAGCTTAATCAAGAAACTTCAGTTCTTGTAAAGATGGAAAGAAATAACCATTCTTATCAAGTTGTGGGTTATACATTTACTCAAGAGCACCCATTTGTGGCAATGCCAGAATCAGATGCACAAAGAGTATTTGATACACATGAAGGATTTAGAATGGCGACTCCTAGAGAAGCTCAGGAGTTTTACGCATAAGGAGGCGTTTTGATTGCAAAATATAGTTAAGGGTACTAAAGAAAAGATATATTTTAACGTCTATAGCAATGGAGTTTTGAGTCAAGCAGATTCAATTCCAACCGTAACTATATATGATGCAGACAATTCAGCTTCACCGATTACTGGTTTTAACGGGATTGTGGCGGTAGACGAAAATCCTGCTGGGGTTTATTCTTTTATGATAACTCCAAATTTAACGCAAATAAACAGAACTCTACAGGTAGTATGGACATACAGTTTAGGTGGCATTAACACTTCTGAAGTTCAATACTATGCTGTAGAATCTGTTTATGCTTCAGTAAGCGAAATTCAAGATTTCTTATCATATGGCAAAACACCATCAGATCCAAATTATCACGATCCAAAAGAAATTGCTTCTGTTGAAAAAATTGCAAGAACAATAATTGATGGTTATACGGGTCAAAAATTTGGCACATATTACGGTTCACAAGAAGTTTTTGGCTTGGGGTCAGATGCTTGTGAACTTACAGAAAAAATGTTAACACTTGATCAAGTTTGGGAAAATGATATTTTATTGGTTGATAATACTCAAAACCCAGTTTATAATACATTTGGATTTAAACTTGAAATAACCCCTACGGGCAGGGCGATAAGAATTATTAATCAAGGATGGGACGTTAGATACGATAATCAAATGGATCCAACTATCCTATATTATGGAAGATTTAGAAGTGGTTCTAGATATAAATTTCAAGGTCAAATTGGATACAAATATGTACCAGAAGATATTAAATTAGCAGCTATGCTTTTGTCTAACGACATTCTGGCAAATGATTATAACTGGAGAAATAAATACTTACAAAAGGTAGACCTTAGCGAAATTTCATTTGAAATGGCTAAAGGAGCTTTTAACGGAACTGGAAATATTACCGTTGATAATATCCTTGACCAATATCGCAATGTCAATATAGTGATGATATGACATTAAATGCATCTTTTATAACATCTATTATGAATGTAAAAGCAGATGTTTATAAGCAAACTAATTCACAAGATCAAAACACTGGAGCAATTACTCGTCAATGGCAATTTTTTAATACTATTCAATGTAAAGTAGAACCTATTAAAGCTGGCGGTGCTTCAACAAGAGGTGATAGTAAAACTTTTGATAAAGGTCCCACTGGCGGTTACGCAGAAAAACTTCAATTAAAAATTAAAACAACTCAACTTTTAAGTAAGCGTTGGCGTATACAAAATATTAGATCAAGTGATAATAAACAAGTTTTTGTAGAAATTGATGTCAATGGTCAACCAGATTCAATCTTTGAAGTGTATTCTTCACATGCTGTTTTGGACCCATTTGGCAAAGTAAATTACTACGAAGCTACTCTACAAAGGGTTCCACTACAAACAGATGCTATCACTGAAAATTGATAATAAGGTATTTATAGAACAAATTCAGTACAAGATGGATGCTGTTAAACAACTTGTATCTCCAAGTGTTTTGCAAGAAATTGCAAAAGCAGCTTTTACCATAACAGGAGAAAAATTTGTTCAATCATTAGATAGAGAAGCAGTAAATAATCCAAAGAAATATCATCATATATATGAATGGGGAAGATTAGGTTCGCCAGATGGAAGATTATTTGTTTTAGAAAGAGAATCAATTTTAAGTGGTATTCTTGAAATTAATACTTCTTTTTTACAATCAAGCGTTCCAGTTCCAACAAAAGCAGGATTTGATAAAAGCATTTCTTCAAATGATATTTTTAGATACAAAGCTAGCGTAATGGAAAAAGGCGCACCTATAAGTTATGTTACAAGTAGAATACAAACATTTTTAGGTTATGATGGTCAAGCTTTTATAGCACCTGGAACTAAAATAACAATTCTTAATCCAGGCGGAGTTGCAACTAAAAATGCATTTTCTGATTTTATGGTTAATTGGTATCTTGAACACACTAACTCAATTATGGATTCATCTGGATTGTATGAGAAAATAGCATTAGGAACAGCAGCAGTTTTAAGTTTAGATAAGACTGGTGTATCTGAAGTTAGAAGAGCCGTGGCTTCAGTTGTAGATTCAATGGGCGGTAACTTGGAGGTTATTAAATGACAGCAGATTATACACATGTAGCAGCATATGATATTAGATCGTTTATTTGGAATCAACTACAAAATGCTGGTATTTTAACAGCAGGAAATTATACAGCTACAGGATTTACACAACCACTTGTTCCAATTATTCCTGCTCAACAAGTTCCAGAATTTAATAATTTGCTACCTGGTAAAACATATATAATTTACGATGTTGCTATAAAAAGAGGAAATGTACAATGGTGGGTAAGCCAAGAAACAATGACATTTGAAATTACTTCAAGGGCTACATCAGAGATTCAAACTATAATTAATTTTTTAATTGACCTTTTTCGCAGATATGATAAATCTGCTATTGATGTTAATTTCTCGCTTGATCCAAATAGCCCGTTTAGTTTTTTGTGGCTTAACGTTGAATCAGCTGATCCAATCCAAGCTTTTCAAAACGAAGGCGGGTTTATGACTGGAATGCTCACTATTCATTATGCTTATACTAGAGAGGTTGATGGCACTACAGGTAAATTCCTGTAATTTTGTTTTATTAGGCATTAATGCTATTCTTTATCTTGAGGAAAGTAAATGTCATCTTGTTTTTACAATCTAGATAAAATAGGGTGGTGAAATATATAAATGGCTACAAATACTAAAAATGTTATCGTAGGTGCAGCTTCACTTTTTGTTAGCAACGGAAACAGTTCTAACGATGCAGGTCGTCCAGCAACAACTGGTGCTGCTTTGCAAACAGCTTTTGGAACAAACACTTCAGGTAAATCAGCTCGTGCAGGTCTTCTTGCATCTGGCTCAGGTTATCGTGAAGTAGGTTTTACAACAAATGGACTTGAAGTTTCATACGAACCAGTATATGGTGAAGTTATGGTAGATCAACTTTTGGATGCTGCTCGTTTGTTCAAGCAAACACTTAAGGTTATGCTTAAGTCAGAACTTACAGAAGCAACACTTGAGAATCTACAACTTTCTTGGGGTCAACTTGAGAATGTTTATGCAACAGATTCAACTGGCACATCAATCGCAAATTATACAACATTAGTAAACAATGATTCTTCTTTGGGTATCTCAACTTCAGATAGCCCAGCAGCAGTGTTAAATCTAGCTGCAGGTGCTCTAGGAGATGCTCCAGTAGAGCGTGTACTTATTGCAGTTGGACAAGCTCCAGCTCAAGTTGGTACAACATCAGCTCTAGTAGAAGCAGGTGCTTCAACTGGCGTAGGAGCTTCTTCTCCAAAGCGTCAAAAAGAACGCATTTATGTTGCACGTCGTGTTGTATCAATTGATACTACAATGCATGCACTAAAGCGTGATGCAGCAACAGTGTTCCCAGTGAATTTCCGTTGCTTGCCAGACTCTGATCCAGCATATGCAGGTTCAGAATATGGAGTGGTTATTGACCGTGTATTCGGTGCATACTAAAAATTAAATAACAACTTAATATAGATTTCAGACCCCTCGCCAAAAGCGGGGGGTTCTGAGTTTGTTTATACCATTTATATTGGTATAATTTAACTAACAACACAGGAGGAAATGTGGCAACAGCAGTATACGATATTATCGAGATTGAACTATCAAATGGTGAGGCAATTGTTTTAAAGCCCCTACCAATTAAACCGCTAAGAAAATTTATGGAAATAATCAAGACTATGGAAAAGCTTCCAGATGATGCATCTGAAGACCTAGCCATGGAAATTTTTATTGAAGCAGCAATGCATTGTTTGAAAACAATTAAGCCAGAACTTTCTACAGATAAAGACAAGTTTGAAGATCTTATTGAAATTCCTACAATGATGAAAATTTTGGAAATCTGTGGAGGATTAAAGCTTACAGACCCAAACCTTCTGGGAGCAGCTCTAGTTGGGACGAACTAGATCTACGCTCCTTAGAGTCCGAAGTATTTCTTTTAGGTCATTGGAAAAATTTTGATGAATTAGAATCAAATCTTTCTATTGACGAGCTTAATGCAGTATTAAATGCATCAAGAGAAAAAGAAGAAAGAAATATGAAGTTTATGGCAGCACTACAAGGCGTTGATTTAGATGAACAAAAAGAAGAAGAAGTTAGAGATGTTTCAGATCTAAATAATCCAATGGTTGCTTCCAAAGAAGGATTTGGTCAAAACGAAGGTCTTGGCTTTATGGAAATGTAAATGGGGGTGAATAATTTAATATGGCACGTATAGAATTAAATGTTGTCGCCCTTGGCGATTTTAGCTCCGTAAATAGTCAGATTAAAACCCTTCAAACACAAGTTGAATTACTTCAAAAAAGTTTAGCTGGTGTAGGTGTTAATTCCACACTAGCAAAAGATTTAAATTCTATCTCTGCTTCATTTAAGCAGACAATGCTGTCAACTGGTCAGTTTACACAACAGACAGTTAAAATGCAAGATGAAACCGTTAAGTTTGGTCAAGCTTTAGAAGCAGGAAAGTTAAAGCTTACAGATTACTACAACATCATAAGAATGAAGTCTTCACAAGCTGTAACTCAAATGAGGGCTTTGGCGGTTGAACAAACAAAACTTCAAAATTCTATTGTTGTAAATGATCCAACAAAGCAAGGTATACTTAATGTATATACTCCAACTCAAATTAATAAGGTTGCTAATGCAACAAGGATTGCTACAAATGAAGCAAATCTTTATGCTATTGCAGTAAATAAAGGTTCGCAATCACTCATCAACTGGGGTAAAAATACTCAGTGGGCAGGTCGTCAATTAACAGTTGGTATGTCTATGCCATTATTGTTATTTGGTAGCCAAGCAGTTTCAGCATTTAAAGATGTAAATACAGAACTTACAAGATTGCAAAGACTATACGGTGAAGGTCTTACCCCTCCAAGCCAAACAGAAATTAATGCAATTTCTAATCAAGTTTTAAATCTAGGTAAAAATGTTGCACAAACAATGGGTATTGCTCAAAATGAAACAGTTAAAGTTGCAGCTAATTTTGCTGCCATGGGAAGACAAGGCAAAGACCTTTTAGATACAACATATCAAACACAGCGTTTATCAAAACTAGGAGCTGTAGATGCAACAGCAGCAACAAATACAGTTGTTGCACTTCAAAATGTTTATAAAGTAAGCACAAATCAATTAGCTGATGCAGTTAACTTTTTGTCAGATATTCAAAAGCAAACAACAATGACTTTAGGAGATATGACAGAAGCTATTCCACGTGTTGGTCCAATTATGCAACAACTTGGTGGTACATATAAAGATACAGCAGTTATGCTTGTTGCAATGCGTGAAGCTGGTATTCCAGCAGCACAAGCAGCTAACGCAGTTAAATCTGCAGTTGCTTCTATGATTGCCCCAACAGCAGCAGCATCAAAAGAATGGGCACAATACGGGATTAATTTAACTTCAATTAAAAATAGTACACAGGGTAATCCTGTACAAATGATTGAGGATTTACAAATGGGTCTTGCAAAATTATCACCATTGGTTAAAGAACAACTTATTGAAAAATTATTTGGTAAATTTCAATTTGCACGTGTTTCTGCACTTCTTGAAAATTTTGGCAAACAAGGAAGTCAAACACAAAATGCATTAAAAGTTGCAGGTGCTACTTCAGCACAATTAGCTGGTTTAGCAAATCAAGAAATGAAACAGGCAACAGAATCAACAACGGCACAATTTCAAAGAGCTATGGCAACATTTAAAGCAGATCTTTATCCAGTTGGAGACGCTATTATGAAATTTGGAACAAAGATTTTAGATTTTGGAAATAAGGTTGCAAAATTATTTAATGGTTTGCCAGGACCAATAAAAACAGTAATGGGTGGTTTAGCAATTGGTGTTGCTTTAGCGGGACCAATTATTATGTTAACAGGTTTAATGGGCAACTTTATTGGGTATTTAATTAAAGGTGCATTTAATTTAAAACAACTTGCAACTGGTGGTAAAACATTAGGTCAAATGCTTACACCAGAAATGATTGCAGCACAAAATGCCTCAGCTTTATTTAATACAAATATTTTAGAAAACGTTAGTTCCGTGGGTTTACTTGAAAAGGCAATTAAAGATTTAACTACAAGTATAGATGGAATGGTAACTTCATTAAATGCTGGTACAGGAATACAAGGACTTTTAAATACCGTTGGTGCAGCTGCTACAACAGAAGCTAGAGTTTATGAACAATTGCGTTTGCCAGGATTTGCTGGAGGTCTTGTTCCAGGTTCTGGAGATGGAAAAACAGATACATTCCCAGCAATGCTTGCACCAGGTGAAGCTGTAATTGATGCAGAAACAACAAGAAAAAATCTTCCATTTATTAAAGCAATGATGAAAGGGCAATTGCCAGGATTTAATAAGGGCACTCCACGTTTTAAAATGAATCCAGAAACTGGAGAAGGTGAATGGCTTGCTCCACACGGAAGCTATAGTACATCTGATACACAGTTAAGTGGTTCAGCTTTAATGGTTTCAGAAATAAGCGGGGACGCTGATAAAGCACCTCAAATAATTCGTGAAGCAATAGATGAACTAAAGAAACTTGGAAATGTTAATCTTAATTTAAGTTCATCTGCTCAACATCAACTTGAAAACCAAACAGATCTATCCCATAGATCAATGAGTTCAAGAACTCAAGAAGATGATAAAGTATTTAGAGCATCAGAACTGTATGCTTTAAGAAGACCCGAAAATCAAGCAATGTCAACAATTTCAGAATTTTCTAAAGATATTGCTCCAGATGATTCCGCTGCATTAAAAGCTAAAAAAGCATATATGGATAAAATTATTAAAGAAGCATCTGATTCAGTTGCAGGTATTAAACCAGAAGAAATTGCTGGATTTAAAGCTGGAGTACAACCTGTAACAAAAGCAGAACAAGAGCTATATCAAAAAGTATTAAATAAAGTTGTTCAAGATGTAAAAGATACAGCAAACGAAATACCTGGAGCAAATAGCCCATTCTTGCATCCAGAAATAACTGGTGGAAGAAGAACGTTTAGTGCAGATAAATCTTTGTCAATATTTGCAGGTGCAAGTGGAGTAACAAATGCTAGATCACAAGGAAGACTTTCTGAAATAGAACAGTTACAGCTTTCAAAGTATATTGATTCGGATAAAGCAAAACCTTTGGCACTTAAAGCATATCAATCTGTTGCTCCAAATTATGACGCTGGAACTGGAAGAAGAAATTATAATGTTTCATCTATTGCAAATTCAAATAAACCAGTAGATCCAAGTTTTGAAAAACCATTAAAACAACAACTTAAAATTTTACAAGAAGCAGAAGTTCAAGATGTTGAAGCAATTAAACATACACAAATTGCAATTAGAAAAGCACAATTGCAGGGTGCACAAGATAGAATGGCTGATCTTGAAAAACAAAAGAAAACAGAAACCGATGAATATAAAATTTTAGGACAGCAGGTTGCACAAGGATTTATAGACGGAGTTATAAGTAAAAAATCTGAAGCAGCAAAAGCATCAGCAATGCTTGTTGAAGAAACAATTGTTGCAATTAAAACAGCAGCAGAAATTGCATCCCCATCTAAAGTTATGATGACTTTAGGTAAATGGTTTGGATTAGGTTGGGCTGACGGAGTTAAATCAACAATACCAGAAGCAGAAGCAGCAGGTGCTGCTTTAGCGGAAGCATCACAAGAAGGTGCACAACAATCTTCAGGTTTAATGGGCGGAATTAAAAATCGTTTATTTAATAATAAATTAGGATTTGCAGGAAGAACTGGTTTAGCTGTGGGAGCAATGACAGTTGCAACAATGTCAACCCCAATGTTAAAGAAAATACCAGGGGTTGGAAATGAATTAAGCACAGCAGCTCAATGGGGTGGAATGGCTGCTATGACTGGACAACCAGAATTAATAGCTTTAGCAGCAGGTGCAGGATTTGCATATTCTGGAATTAAACATTTAATGGATATTGAAAAAGAACATAAAGCACAAGCTGCAGCAACTTTTAAATCTAGTGCTGATGCCGTTCAATTTTTTGGTGGTCAAGTAGCAGATACAACACATACAATGTTACAGTTTCAGCAAGCAGTATATTCAAAAGATTCTGGAGCAAATAGCAGTTTAATTCCAGGACTTAATTATACTGGTCAACAATTAAAGAATTTTTCAGAAATGGTTAAAGGATTGCCTAAAGATAATCCGCTTTCACTTGTAATAGAAAAATTAAAAGATACTGGAAATGCTGGCGCAGCAAAAGACATTGCAGAACAATTTGTTAAAACACAAATGGCAATTAATGGCATAGATAAATCACAAGCAGATCATATGTTACAATTAATTTTGGGCATGAGCGGTCATGATGCCACAGGTTCTTCAGTCGGCGTTGCAAATCAAATGCAAGCAATTAAATCAACTCTTGCATCAATGAAGCCAGATACACAAGCTTTTAAAGATTTTGTAGGTCAAATATCAAATATTGCAATAAACACAACTTCATGGGATACCTATAAATCAATTATTGATGCAATTGGCTCATCAGCATTAACATCCCAAAGATATGTTGACGGTTTAATTGCTTCTTTACAATCAGCAGGAGATTGGCAAGGTGCAAACAATGTATCCCTATTAAAACAACAAGGGTTTACAACTAGACAAATATCAGATTTTACAAAAGCACAGGCATTAGGTCTTAAAATTAATACAACAGGAACTGATATGCCAGGATACTATAATGTAAAGCCAGATAAATCTGAAACTACACCAAGTGCTGCAACTAAAAAATTAGAAACAGATATGCAAGCAGCAAATAAGAAAAAAAATGATGCAAATACAGCTACAGCTAAACAAACCGCAGCAATATCAGCTGATTTAAATAGTCAAATAAAAGATTTAGAAAAAGCTAAAAAAGTTATAGATGCTCAATTAAAAACAGAACAAAATATAACATCTGAGTTGCAAAGACAACAACAATACATGCAAAAGCAAGCGGATCTTCAAAATAAAATTAGAACTGCAAGAGCTGGCGGAGATTTCTTGCAATCTGCAATGTTACAACAAGAAATGATAACAAATCAAACAGATTATTCAAATCAAAGTAATGTAAATAAACTTCAAATGCAATCAGATACTTTAGCACAACAAATTGCAGATAAACAAGATCTTGCTAACAAAGCACAAACCGCAGCACAAAGTGCTGCAACTACTGCAGCAACAGGAGTATCAGGTGCTTTAACAGCAAATACAATAGCAACGGATAAAAATACTGGTCAATTACTTATTAACAATCCTTTAGATCCAAAAACTCCTATGCAATTTGGTTCCCCTGAAGACATATATAAGCGTTTTCCTAATTTAAAGCCAAGCAGCAGAAATAACTACGGTGTTTCCCCTTCTGATTATAATGATTTTAACCCGCTTCAACTTCCAGGAGTTACCTCAAGAGATAATATTAAAAGATTAGCTCAACAATCACATTTACCTAAAGATTCTTATTTTCAAATTACACAAGACGGAAAAGTTTATACATTTAAAGTTTTAGATGATAACGGTAAAGTGCAAATGGAAGGTATTACTCCATCGTCAACATCTGCTCCAGTAAAGAAAGCCTTTGGAGGTCTAGTATCTGGACCAGGATCTAATATGTCTGATTCAATACAAGCCATGCTATCAAATGGCGAATATGTAATGAATGCTTCTAGCGTATCTAGTTACGGTGTAGGATTTATGAGTGCTATTAATAATAGATCATTTAATCCTTCATTCCCGCAAATGTCTCAAACTGGACTAAATGTATCACAAGGTGGTACAATGGGTAATACGTATAATATTACTGTAAATGCAGAAACTAATGCTGATGCTAATCAGATTGCTAAGGTTGTTATTGATACCATCAAACGTCAAAACGCTATGACCCAAACAACAAGGAGTGTGAGAGTATAATGTCCTCAATCGCTGGACCAATCCCAACTGGCGTTCAAGTATCTTTAAATTATAATCCATCTACTGGCACGGGAACTTGGTATAGACTTAGCGATCATAATCGCAACCCAATTTCAATATCTTATGATTTGATTCAACAACAACAAAGAATGGCAGATGGAACTTTAAGACAATATGTTATTGCTCGCAAATTTAAAATTACAACTGATTGGCATGATTTTCCAACAATTGATTCTAATTTAGTTGATTATAATCCTAATCAAAAAGAACAATCTATGAGTTTGGGAGATTCAGGTAACGCACATGGCGGGGCTTGGATAAAAGCCTTTTATGAAATTAATGCATTCTCACCTGTATGGGTAAAGCTTATATTTGCACAAGAAAATATATATAAAAATTCAACAGGAACAGATTTAATAAGCACTGGTACTGTGCCAACAAACGCAATTTCTCCATATACAGATTCAATACATTCTCAAACAAATGCCAACAACGGTGTATATAATGCATTTATGACAAACTTTACCTATGATATAGTAAAAAGAAGAGTATCAAAAGCAAACACGGGATACGATTTAGTAAACCTAAAGATAGAATTTACGGAGATTTAAATGCTTAGTAATAATACTAATGTTAAAAATTACTTTGAGCAACAAGCAATTCAGATAAAGCCAGTGGTTTCTGCTGAATGGAATTACAACTTAATTTATCAACCATACGTTACTTTTTCAGGAGACGGAACAAATCTGTTTAGTTCTGTCGGTGGTTGGAAGTCATCATATCCTAAAGTAAAAATAGATACGGTTGCCACAGACCCAACATTGACAGATTACTATAGCACAGGGGTATTTCTTAAAAATGATACTACAAGAATTGCTGTAAATGCTAATTCATACAACAATTCTGATAGATCTAATTTTGAAGGAAATGCAACTATTAAGTTGGAAAAACTTCCAATGTATCCGTCAAATCCATCTTCATATAAGATTGTAATCTATTTAAAATCTGCAGATACAAATTTAATTGGCGTTACCGCACAAGCATCTAATGCGGGAGCCAAAGCTTTTGGCACAACATATGCAACCATAGATAACTTTAATTGGCAAAAAATAACTTTATATGTTGGAGCGGACCCACATGATTCAACCACAATCCCATATAATCAACTTGATTTAAATCTTGATTTTGTTAATAAAACTCTTGAGCAAACAGGATATTGGGGCCTATTGGTTGGACATATAGAGGTATATTCTGTTACATGGTTTGATGTTTGTTATAACAACCTTTGGTCAACAGATGCTCCATTTTCATTTTTCCGCCCAGGAGAAAGCTATGTAAGATCAGGAAATAATTCTTTTTCTGATGAAGATGTAGCAAGATCTGTAACTTTGCCAAGTAATAATTTTACAAATGTAATGCCTTGCAGTCCAATAGTTTATTCCCCTAAAACTTTGTTTTCTTCAAATGCAAACACAATTTATAAAAATGGTGCATTATCTCCAATATCTCAATATAAATATTTTGTTTCTGAGTTACCAGGGTCAACAACATCAAACGGAACAGCGGTATCTATAGGTGTTGCATATGAAGAATTGTTTAATGTAAACAAAATGGTTTTAAAATTTAACGTAAGTCAATCAAAACCTGATGGACATTTAAATCTTTTTGCGGGAGATGTTCTACAATCATCTATACCAGTAAACAACACAATGATTAATGATTCTGGATTGCTTGTTCTGTATTATAACGGCACTACCTGGTCAACAAATAAGTGGACGTGGGCAGAAGATTCTTCTTCAGCCATGCCAAGAATTAATAATCAAGGTAATATAACAATAGCTCAAAAAATTAATAAAGTTGTGTTTACTCAAACAGCTGCACACATAGTTGATGGTTATCCAAATATATCCGCAGCAGCCAAATCAGAATTTACCAGGTTGCAAGTAATTGAAATATCTCCTAGAATGGAATTGGATCTTTCTCAATTTGTATTAATGTTTGATATTACAAAAGAAATTGATAATAAATCAACACCTCTCCCCCTGTCTTCCATATCTTCAAATAGTGCAATTATAGAATTATCAAATGTACCGCTTACAATACAGCCTGGAAATCTTCCATTATCAGTATTTTCTACAAACGCTAATGACGCATATTCATCACCATTAAAAAATTTATTGGTTAAAAATGTTAAATTTTATTTAAGTTATTATATACCATCAGCACGTTTAACTTCTGAATCTGCAAATTCAACAAGAACAATACCAGCTGGCGTATTCTATGCTGATACTTGGGACAATCAAGATATTAAAGTTACAAAAATAAATTGTTTTGATTCTATGAAATTTTTACAAATATTACCAGTTAACGATTATGTTTCCAGTGGTAAATCTTTAATTGATATTTTTACAAATGTAATGGATTCATCTGGCTTTACTGATTATGATTACAATATGTTAAAAACTGCTTTAACAAGCAATAATCAAATTTTAACAACTAGTTATTTTTTTGCAGATGCTAAACAAAAAACCGTATATGATATATTAAGAGAAGCTTTTCTTGCTTATCAAATTAGCGGTTGGATTGATGAATACGGTATCATGAGGTTTATGCACCTTAATGATATCATTACAAAAAATCAAGTAATATATTCTGTTAAAGATAGCAATGTGGTTGTTGATACGTATAACGAAAATATTAAAACAAAAATTGGTAAACTTATAATGCGTTATAGAACTCCACAAATTAAGAAAAATGTAAATTTAACTAACGTTAATGATAAGCTTGTTTCAGCAATTACACAAGCACCAGACATAATTTGGAAACAAGAAACAGAAGATCTTGTGCCATTTTACTATCTTCAAGATTCAATACTTAATTTTGCTCAAACAGATTACACAATTCCAAAAAATGAATTGTTAGATTTGTTTTACACAACTACCATTAATCATCAAGGCTACGGATTTATTGAAGGAGAAATAGTCTCTGTAGGAGATAAAGAAATTATTCTTTCTAGTACAAAGAGCGGTCAATCAAAAGCTGTTTATGTTTCAAATGATAATGATTTAAATCAAGAGCTTGCTAAGTTTTCAAATAAAAATTTAGATCCTAGTACAATTACATATACACCAAGCGGTAGATTTGTAAACGTTCAAAGAGGTCTATTTGGCACACAATCAAAATCACACATTGTTATGAAAACTTCTAACGACTTTGGATCCAAACTTGCATTTTGGTCGGGCAATGGTTCTTTATTAACACCAGGTCAAAATCTTCCAATAGTAAACGGCGGAAGAATAGCAGTGCCAATTAATTCTACTTCAATATCTATGGTATTGCCACCAGTTAATGAAATAGATCAAAACTATAACACTTATTCTGTAAGATTTAAACTTCCTGATATTAAAACTGAAATTACTGGGGGGCTTGTAGTTGGGTATACATATGGTGGTGGATACTATACTATTGGAATAACCTCTAAGAATGCTACAACAAAAAATGTAAGTTACATACTTAATGTTTCGAGTGTAAATAGTTTGGGAAATTCTACAAGTTTAATGAATAAAGACGTTACTGGTATTATTTTAAATAGTTTTAATAATGAACCTAAAGTTGCTACATATGCTCAAAACGACAAAGGGTATATTTCTCTTAAATTTGTAAATAAGTCTGGCGGTTTGGTTGTATATATAAATGATAGAAGAATTACAAATGCTGACGTAACTTCAATAAACGGTGGGCTAGGTACTCAGTTTGGATTCTACACAACATCTTCAGCGTCATTAAATTCTAATTCTTTGCTTTCAGAAATATATGCTTGTCAAAGTGTTATAGATAATCAAACAAATTATCATTTTCAACAAACAGAATATCTTGATGCAATTGTTTCTGGTAAAAGACTTACCGAAAAATTCTTTATGGTTCAATCTAGACCAGCATTTATTGGTTTAAATCTTTATGACGTTCAGCTATCCCTAACGCCGTCGTTGGGTGCAGAACCATTTAAGGTTATGTATTCTTTGTATTATAAAAAATCAACTGCTGCAAGTGCAGCAACAGATCATATTGTAGTTTATGATAAAGCTTTAGCATATTCAACAGTTGTAAGTTCTGGTTTTAGAGCAAAATTTGCACTTGCAAACAATTCAAGATATGCAATATGGACACAAACAACTTCTGATTACAGCAAGGTTGTTAATGCACAATTCATGATCTTATCAAGAAATATGATAGTTTTAACGGATCAACAAACTCTTGAAAGGGTTTTAAATCAACAAAATATTAATGAAGTTGTAGAAATTCAATCAGATTGGATTCAATCAGAAAAGTCTGCAAATTCTATTTTAGGGGTTGTAGCAAGAGCATCTAATGCTTTCAGCAAAGATATTACGGTTAATCTTTTTGGTAACCCGCTTATACAGGTTGGCGATATTGTATCATTAGATCATACACTTAAAAACATTAAAAACTTAACATTTTTTGTACAATCAGTTAAACAATCATATGACAAAGGTTTATTAACTACATTAACAATGAATGAAATAGGGTACAAAGGAACAGGTAATACTTCCCCAAATCAAAATTATTTATCTTATTCTCCTTCATTAACGCCTTCAAATCTTTTAGGAATTGTAAATAATAATGGTTCAAATACACCTTATGGTTCTACATCAGGAGGAGACGTTGCTTTAATAACAGGCGGTGATGGATGGTCAAATTCAAATAAACCTACAGTATTTTTTGATGAATTTCAAGCAAGTCAAGTTACAGTTACAAGTTCATCAGCATTAACATGTGTGGTTCCACCGCATTCGGCTGGGTGGGCAAACGTTACAGTTATTTTTAATGGCATTACAGAAACAACTTTTAATTATAATAGCTGGCTATATCAAGAAGATAAAGTCGTATTAAATCCAATTACACCTACTGTTGTTTCAGATTTTTCAGATGACGCATCAAACGGCATGACAAATGTAATAGCCATAGATTGGACAGTAGGATCATCATTAGAAAATGCTTATAATTTTACAGTAGATGGCGGTATAGTTCCAGCTTCTGGAAAACTTATTGACGAAGGTTTAGGGTTTGGAACTAAATATGTTGGATCTGGCTTTGTTCCAGGAAAAACTTATAATTTTAGTTTTACTCCAGTTGATAAACAAAATGGTGTTCAAATTGGTTCTGGTCCAGTAGCAACATTACAGTATGTATGTGATTCTATTAATCAGGGTGGATCGCAAGGAGGTTCCAATACAGTACCAATATTATTAACAACACCAGGAATAACAGGTAATTTAACTGGAACTGATTTTAATTATACTGTTAATAATTTGGACTCAAATTGGATAGGTTTTCCACAATCATACTCATATCAATGGTACAGTAATAAAAATGAAAACTATGCACCAATTCAAGGAAGAACAACATACTCTGCTGTTTTAGATAGTAGCTATGTTGGTAGTAAAATATATTGTCATATCATAGCAACAAATATTATTGGACAAGGTAGTGGAAATTCTGAAATTATTGATGTTAATTCATCACCAGCAACGGGTGGTGGAACAACTACGCCAGGACTTCCAATAGCACCAAATATTCAGCCTGTACCTATTTTAACAAATCAAGGTTCAACTTCTGATTTTACATTTTATATTAACAAAGATCTTGTTTCAAACCCAGGGATAAACTCATATCAAATAACAAGTTATCCAGCTATTACAAATAATTTGTCAAATGAAGTTTTTAATTTTCAAATAAGTTCTTTGCCAGTTGGACCAAATAATTCGTATGCCATAACAATTGTTGGATTAACAAATGGCAAACAATATTCATTTAATGTTCAATCACATAATTCATTTGGTTTAAGTCAATCTTCAAATATAAAAGCTAACCCATCTTCAACCACAGATGTTGTAACAAATCTTGCTATACAAAGCGGTAGCAATGTACTTGGCACATGGACTGGTTATGCAGCTGCTCAAGCATATAATGTTTCTTATCAATCTATTACAAATCCAACAAAACCAGCATCAAGTTTTTCAATAAGCAAAACAGGATTAGGATGGTCTCATATAAGAAACAACGTTACGTTTATATTATCTACAAATGGAATTAATTTTAATGATTCAACTTTTAATGATAGTTTAGAATTTGCACCTGGAGAACAGGTTAATTTAACAGTTACTCCAGCAATAGCTGGCGTACAACAAACAAGTACTGATTTAAATGGTAATTATTATACTGTTCCAAATAATACATTTAATGTTCCTACAGGAAAAGCACCGAGAGTTCATTCACAAGATTTTCATTGGTATCTTCCATCAGCAACAGTAAAGCATGAAACAGGAGGATCTTTTTATTGGGGGCCAGACGCAACATTAGGTCCATTTGGAAGTTGGGCATCTTGGACTTGGGAATGGAGATTTTATCATGGGACTTCAACTTCTGGTACATTAATAAATACAGGAGAAAAAGTACCATTGCAATATGATGCTTATGACCCAGCTGTTTCAATGAACATGCAATTTGATCCATCTTTTTATGTAGGAACAAGTTATGTTGCAGGACCTTGTTATTTAGAAGTTAGAATGAAAATTATTGGAACTGATGGACTTGTTTATTATGGTAATTCGGGTGGTGCACAAAGTGTTAATAGTGCAGGACAAAAAGGTTCATTTAACTAAAAATGGTATAATTGGTATAGTCAACGGGAGATAAAATGGTAAATCGCACAGATAATAATACATATAATAGATCCATAGCCACAGCATCCCGTGGCAAATGGGTCATGGCACAAAGCGACCCAAATAACCTTAATCCAATTGCAAGAGCTAAAATCGAAGCTTTGGTTGGTCCAGGTAACGTTATTGTTCTTCCAGATTCTGAGTTTATCAAGTATATTGAACAGGGCGATCCTTTAACAAGCCTTCAATCCGAAACCTCAACCCCTTTGGGCTATCTTAATTCAGACGGCGGTTCTAGTGTTGAGATTCCAACAGATGTAAAATTGCCACCACCAACAAATTTAAAAGTAATAGGAACGCCAAAACCAACAACAAGCGGGGGAGTAACAACATTGTCTATTAATGTTCAATTTGAAAAAATTGTAGGAAACAATGTTAAGTATACAACTACTGTAATTAAACCAACATACCCTCTGCCATTACAAGTGTTAAATTATAATGTTACGGTTTCATATCCACAAGTTAGGGTTGATTTTGATACAGTAAATGATGCTACTAGTTATGTGTTAACAATTACAAATACATCTACCAAAGCTTTTGAATCCATTCCTGTTGTTCCAGCAACTTTAAGTGCTGCAACAGCATACGGTATATTTAGAAATGTACCGCATGGAACATATAAAATTACAATTACTCCATATAGCCCAGACTATGTTTCAGGTCAACCTAATACTTTATCAGAGGTGTATACTGTATGATAAAATTTAAAGGTACATATGTATTTAAACAGAACGGAAAAGAAATTGGTCGTTCTAATAATCTTATTACAACAAACGGAACAAACGCTATATTAAAATATTTAAGCGGTCATTCTGGAGATTGGGCTTCATCTATTGCCATTGGAGCGATGAATAATAACCCAACAGTTGACGATCTTGCACTAACATATGAAATAGCAAGAAGTGCTGTAACTTTAAAATCTTATAAAAATGGAACCCCAAATCTTATTATTGTTAAGGGCCAAATAGATCCTTTGGTCGCTGCAAATATATATGAGGTAGGTATATTTCCTTCAAACACAGATAAAGTATTTGGAGAAAGAGATAAGCTTATTTTAACAGATTTTTCAACACCAGCAGATTGGATTATGACATCAACTGGAACAACTGTTACTCAAAATCCATATCAAGGTCAAAATCCATTTTCTCCAAGAGTTGGTTTGTATAGCCTAACACTTGGAACGGGCACAACAGTAACAAACAATAATTTTCTTTTTAATGCAATTTCTTACACAAGCTTAGACACACTTGATGTATTAGTATCAGTAGACCCAGCTAAATCTGGAACTTTGGTTGTTAAACTTACAGATGTAAACGGAAATCAAATACAACTAAATTATCCTTACGACGGAAATGTATCTTCAGGCTATCAAATATTATCTTTAAACTTTCCATCAGCAATTAATACTCTTTCTTCTATTTCAGAAATAACATTAACAACGGTAGGTTTAAATTGCGATATAACAGTAGATGCAATTAGAGTGTCAATACTTAATGAAATAAGTGAAAGCACCGCAATTATTAGCAGATCAGTTCTTGATACTCCTATTGCAAAATTATACGCAGTTCCACTAGACATAGAATATTACTTACAGTTAGGATAATAAATGGCAGCAAGCACTAGCGGTGTAACAACAACCAATGCTCAATTTAATAAGGGTACGCCTGCTACTTCTTCCTTGACTCTTTCAGGTTTAACACCTGGGGACTATGTAATTATTGGTGTAAGGGCAGAAGGTGCAGATGCAAATGGAAATGCAATAGTTTCTGATTATGCAACTTTGCCATATGAAGTTCCAGGGACGGGATCTGACGGAAGTAATTTAGTAGCCATACAAAACAATACAGATGTAAGACTTGTTGGTGGATCTATATCTTTAAATACTAATGATAAAACAAAAACACAGTTACCTAAAAATTTGGGCAAGATTGATATAACATCAACACCAATTACGGGTACTGGAATTGTTATGAATCAATATGGACTTGCTGCATATAGCCAAGGAAATGAAGAATTTCTTCTTAATGCTAAAACGGGTAAAGCTACATTTTCAGGAATTGTTCAGGCAGGACCTACAATTAAAATTGGACCACAAGTTGGACCTAATGGAGAAAATGGAATTTATCTTAGTGCAAATAATTATTGGTATGATGATGGAAGATGGAGTACTGGGTCAGATCAGATTACACAAATTGTTAGAGGTTCAGATTCATTTAAACCAGGCGATGTCACTGGTCTTGTTGTAGATTGGAATGGTTCAAATAGTCAAGATTTAAAAATTAGTTTTATATTTGACACAGGATTATATGATGTTGCAACAAAAACAGACAATACTCATCTTGCAAAATTTGTAATTGGTTTGCAACCAATAGATGGCGGACCAATAAGATTTATTGATGGCACTCCAATATCTGGAATAAATCATAATTATTTAGTTACAAGACAGTTAAATCAATCACTTTTTGGTGCTTTTCAAAATGGTTTTTATCAAGTATCTGTTGTTGCACAGGATATGTATGGAAATCAAAGTGCACATGCAGCAACTGCTAGCGTTAGCGGGTATCATAGCAATATTCCAGTGCCAAGCATATCAGCAACTGGAGTCTATAATGGATATACTGTAACATTTAATAACTATCCAAATACAGCAACTTTTCCAGATTTTCAAGATGCTTTAATTGAAGAAATTATTGCTTCAGACCCAACTTCAACTACTGCACCAACGGATGGTTATAACACTGTTTGGGAGGGAACAATAAGTGGTTCTCCAGCAATAAAAACTGTATTATCTTCAGATTATCAAACAAGATGGGTAAGAGCAAGATATAGAAGATTTGATGGAAGCGTTACAGATCCTTCAACAGCTCAAAAAATTATACCGCAAAACCCTGTTGCAAATAATTTAAATTTATTAACACCAGACACACCAGTTTTAGGAACAGTAACATGGACATCTACAGACGACATAAGTATTCCATATACAGCAACTGGAACTAGTTCTTTAACTTCCAGATTCATTATTATTTTGTCAGCAGTCTATAATGGACAAACATATCAAGCATCATTTTATAAATACCCTTCAGGTGCTTTGGGAGCAAATCCAATTGTTATTACTGCAAATGATATATTTAATCAGTTCGGTGCTTTATACCCTTCTTACACTGGAGTGGTATATCAAGAATATGCAGAAACTGCAACAAGATCTTTAGGTGCTCAATTTACAACGCCAACACTAACATCAAATGTTGGAAATCTTACACCAGATATTACAACATTTAGCGTATTTGGAATTCCAAGTGGATATATAGTTTCTCCGCCCGCAGCATTACCAGCTGGAGTTGTAGCAGTAAAAGTCTATCAAGCAGACGATTCAATTAATGGAACTTACAATTTTGTTGACGGCGGAGAAATAAAATCATTTGCATTGTTTCCATTATATGACGGCAACATACACTGGGTAAAAGTTTCTTATGTAGATATTGTTGGCAACGAAAGTCATTTAAGCCAACCATTAGTTGTTAATATAATTAGTTTAAATTCAAATACACCTGTTCCTCCAGCACCGTATATAGCTCCAGTTATGGCGGGAGACGTAACGGATACATCTATTATGGTTAATATTACCGCAACAGATGTTGATAACGGTTTACCAGCATATACAACTAAAGGATATTTCTTACAATACTACCCAATGGATAATATGGGTGCAATGATTATGCAGATGATTCCTGCATCTAATTCTTTAAATACAACACAATACATGATTTCTGGATTGCAATCAGGCACTACATATGTAATTCAAGCTGCAGCATATAATAATTCTAATGATACCTCTGAATATACAGTTCTTGCTCCAAATGTTACAACAAGTGATACAGCAATATTGCCACCAACAAATGTTCAAGTGAGAGCAATAGCCTATGGAGTTTATGTTACATATGATCCTCCATCTCCTTCAACAAACGTAGTTGGATATAGTATTAATATTTACAGCAACACTACAAGCTCAAGAACAACAGGAACACTTTTATATTCAGATGAAAGAACAACGGGGCTTGTTTATTCTTTTCCAGGATTAAAGGGTTCTCTTTATTATTACGCAGAAGTTGCATCCGTAGATTCTGCTGGTCATTTAAGTTCAACAAAAACAAAAAGTTCAAATTCAGTTCTTTTAAATGCTTCTGGCGGTTCAAGTGATTTACAAAGACCTTCTTCTAATCCTTCTACAATAACAGTAAAATCATTTGGTGGTGCTTTACAAGTTAATTGGTCTGCTATAAATAATCCAGATCCCGTTACTTATGAAGTACATGTATCAACAACTCCAAGTTTTAACCCCAATACAACCGATACTGGAACTATAACTAAATCATTAGAAACCCCAGGTTTATTTGGCGTTGTTAAAACATACCCAGCAGATGGTAATAATTTAACTTATTATACAACCGCTACGCCTACAACTTATTACATTACCGTTGTTGCAAAAGATGTTGATGGTTATGCAACGGGATCTTATACATATGCAACTGGCAGAGCTTTACAATCTACAGGTGCAGATATTGCAGCAAATACTATAGCAGCTAATAATATTATTTCAGGATCAATTACTGCTACACAAATTGATTCAACTAATTTGTTTGTAGGCAAATCATTTTCAGTTGGTCCAACAGGTGCGGGTGGTGCATATGCTATAAAAATTGATGCTACGGGTAATGGAACAACCTTACCTTATAAAATTTATAGTGGATCTGGTCTTTGGTCCGACGCAAATACAGCATTTTATTTAGATTCTGCTGGAAAATTTTCTCTTAAAAACATATTGTATTTTGATCCAGCTGCCACGACGCCATTAACCGTTGTTGGAAATATTCAAGCTTCTGGTGGATATTTTACAGGACCAGTTATATTAAATGGTTCGTCTGGAGCAATGAAGATTGGTAAAAGAGTAGATTCTACTTCAACTTTAGATGGAATTTACTTAGATGCTAGCAATTATTGGTATTCAACTGGTAAGTTTCACGTTGGTTCAAGCACACTTGGTTTTGGTTGGGATCCAACTTTATCTACCCCAACATTTACTGTAACTGGAACTATAAATGCAACTGGTGGTAATTTTACAGGTCCAGTAAGCATTACATCTGCAAACAGTTCTGGACTATTTGTTATTGGTGATCATACGGACACTGGCCCAAGAATTGTTATGGGCAATAGGGGTATAGAAGCTTTTGATTTTACTGCAACAACAGGTACACCTTCAACAACATGGATAAGTTTAAATAAAACAACAACGGGCGTAACATTTTATACAACCAACGCAACAATTGGTGGATACACAATTGATAATCAATCTATTACATCTGCCAACACTTCAGCACCAGCAGGTCAACAATATTATGGTTTATCTAGAGCTTCAACAGGTTCTGCTTTTTTTGCGGGAGGTCCACAAGGCGGAGGAACTACATCAAACTTTCACGTAGGAATTGATGGTTCAGTTGTAGCTAAAAATATTCAATTACTTGGAGATGGAACCACAAATAGTAAAGTTAGCATTGGTGCTACTAAAGTTGTTTCAACTACACTATCTAGCCCCGCAGCAAGCGGAGCAACAACAGTTTCTGTAACACTTGCAACGGGAATTACAGCAGGAATGTTTGTATACGCTGATGGAATTATACCTAATACCACAGTTAAATCAATTGTTGGAACATCTATTACACTTTCTCAAGCAACCACAGCATCAGTTGCAGGAAATATTTCTTTTATTCCAACTACACAAAGTACAAACATTATGCCAAATGGTATTGCTTATGCAACAGGTATAGTTATAGCAGGAACATCTTATTTAACGGCTGCAAGAATAAGTGGTAATTTAAACTTAGATACATTAGGGTCTATAGTGCAAGGTACAGCACTAGCAGCAGGAGCACCTGGCAACGTATCTGGAACATATCCAATACTTTCTGGTCAAGGCTTTATATTAAATAAAGCAGGACTTACATTTGCAAATACAGCTGGAACTTGGACAACTACTTTAAGTGGAGTAGATGGAGCTTTAAAAACAATTTCAGCCGTGATTGGCGGATGGCAAGTTAATAGTTCACAATTTTATTCTCCAAATTCAGATATATTTTTAGATGCGAACGTAGGAAATTCAAACACTCCACCATCAACAACATCTCAGCCAGCCGTTTATGCCGTTAGAAACGCATATTATGTTGGAATTACTCCAATTACCTCAAACGCAACGGCAGCTTCAGATGTAGTAATTTGGGCGGGACAAAATGCATATTCTGCAAGATCAACTGCAAATTTTAGAGTATACGGAGATGGTCACGTATATATTGGAGGAACTGGATCTGTAATTGATGGCGGTGTGACAATTGGAGGGCTCAGTAAAACTATTACAGATATTAATTCAACAGCAACTTCTGCACAAACAACAGCAACTTCTGCACAAACAACCGCTAACACAGCTAGTACACGTGTAAATGCTGTTGCTATTTTTAATGCAAATAATCAAACAACACAAATAAATTCAACTGGCATTACAATAACTGGAAATTCTTTTTCTTTAAATGGAAGTGGTACCGCAACCCCAAGTCCAGGAAATTCAACACTTGTTATAAACTCTAGCGGAATAGCTGCTAAAAATAGTTCAGGTACTACAACTTTTGCTATTGATACAAATGGCAATGCAAGTTTTAACGGTAGTATATATTCCGCTTCTAATATTGGTGCAGGAGGAACTTTAAGCGGTAGTAATATTTTGATAGGTTTAATTGGAAATTCAAATAATGCAGGAAATTATTTTGAAAGTAATTATACAAGAACCACGCCAAGTGGAACTTATTCTGTAACGGGAATAGGATTTGGTGCAGTTGGATTTGTAAGTGCAGAAACAGGCGGTGTTTATAGTAATTGGTATCCTTATTATAATAATGATAGTTCTTTAGGTCTAACAAATTTGCAATGGAAAAATTTGTTTATTGCTAATAAAATTATCAATAATGGTGTTTCAAGTATTGACATGTCAAGCTCCCCCATCGTAATGTCAGCAACAAGTTTTTCAAGCACTGTCGGGGTGCCAAATATACCACACTCCACCAACGTAGGATCTACTTGGACTGTCGTGCAAGATGGACTGCAATTAAAAGTTTATTATGCTCCTTCAAGTAGAAAATATAAAGAAAATATTTTATCTTTAGATACATTAAATATGTATAATGTTGTTAAAGAATTGTCGCCCGTTAGTTTTAATTACAAACCAGATTTTAGTGATACGCCAGAAATTAAACATTTAGGTTTAATTGCTGAAGAAGTTGCACAAATTGTGGGATCAGAAGAACTGTTAGTTTATAAAGATGACGTTCTTGATTCTGTTAATTACGATAAACTCCCTATGTATTTTGTGGGAGCTATTAAAGAAATGGCTAATAAAATAAATAGTCTTCAAGCACAACTTGACAACTTAACAAAGTAAATGATATACTAGACAAAAGAGAAAAGGAATATATTGTGAATGATGAACAACAAAAAGTAGAACTAATTATTCAAGCATTGCAAGAAAGAATTGGTCAAATCGTCTCAAATTATGAGACACAAATTGCAGTGTTAAGAGCAGAACTTACACAAAATGCTAATAAGGCTAACAATGATCAGCCTGTTCAAGAAGAAACAAACTAACAAAACATATAACCCTATAGTCCCTAGTGGATTAATTGCACATACCGAAAAGGGTTATTTTTACATCAAAGGTAATAAACGATTTAGGTTCATATCCGATAGGGCTATGAACACTTGGAACCTGCCAATAGTATATACAAAAGAGTTAATGATGGCAAATTATCCAATCAGTGGTGTACTTGGTTTTCGAGATGGGTCTTTGGTAAAAGACATCTCAGATGGTAAAATATATCTTATAAGCGATAATAAGCGTAGACATATTATTGAACCAGATGTTCTTGAATGGATAGGTTCTGATATAATTAAAGCGGGACAAAAAGAGATATTTGTTCATGCAGAGGGAGATAAATTAGATGGCAATTAATACCATAGTAGACAATGCAGTAATTGATTTTACACAGATTACAAGTATTCTTGAAACACTAAAATCACATGATGATCTTTATGTAACTCTTGCTGCGGGTAACATGGCTTCTATTCAGGTAGTTGATTCTACCTCAAATCAAACTCCAGCAGCACCCGCCTATATTTCTGCGGGCAATTTGTCTTTTGCGGGCGTTAAATATGGTTGTCAACTATCAGCTGGCAAAGCAACCGCAACTGGCGTTAAATACGGCGGAGTGGCTTTTGGTGCTACTCCTGTGGTTGTTGCTACAGCCAAATTAATTGGCACATCTTCAACAATTTTTCCAACAGTACACTTGACTGATATTCAAGGCGATAGTTGTTCTTTTATCGTTCACGATACTAGCGGAGCAAAATCTTCTGCAATTGTAGAAGTACAAATACTAGCGTTTGGGCTTGCAACTAAGACAGTCGCATAATGTATATTCCAATTAAAAGTTGGACAAAGCGGGAACAAAAAGTAAGTAGAGAAGGTTATGTTTTGGTAAAAGTACCAGAACATCCTAAAAACTTTAAAGGCTGGTATTATGAACACCGCCTAATAATGGAAAAACAATTAAATAGAATTATAGAAGATTGGGAAACTATTCACCATATTAATGAAAATAAAATGGATAATAGATTAATCAATCTGTTTTTATGTTCAAGATTAGAACACGATAAAGCACATTGTGCTTGACAAAAAATAATAATATGCGATACAATTAACTAAATCCTAGAAAGGGATTCAATGACTAATGATTTAAAATGGATGATGGTCTCAGATGTCCACTTCCCACGCCACGATGAAAGAAAGGTTGAACTCTTTCTTAAAGTAATGAAATGGTGGAAGCCAGATGCAGTTGATCTGCTTGGAGATATTGATGATGCTGATTCTACAAGTCGTTGGGCAGATGGATTGCCTGATGAAGGAATTTCAATTATGGATGGCGGAGTTACAGGAACACGCCAATTCCTAGCAGATATTAGACAAATTGTTCCAAATGCTGATTGTCATTTTCATGACGGTAATCATGGTTGGACAAGACATGGAGACTACATTGCAAAGAAAGCTCCAACACTACTAGATTTCGTTACACCAGATTCACTCTACGAATATAATAAGCATGGCTTTAATTGGCATCATTATAATGAACCGCCAGTTAAACGTTTTGGTGATTTGTATGGTCATCATGGCGAGTCCATTTCCAAACACTCTGGAGAATCTGTACGTAACGATGTTCAAAACTGGGGTATATCCTTAGTGCGTGGACACTCTCACCGCATGGGTGCTTATTTTCAAACATACAATCTAAGTGGTCAAGAACTACGTGGATATGAAATTGGTCATCTATGCGATGAAACCAAAATGGATTATTCAATCCAAAAGAATTGGCAGGCAGGATTTGCAGTGGCACATGTTGTCAATGATTATCCACATGTCCAGTTAATTCAAATTACACGAGATTATACTTGTGTAGTAGACGGTAAAATATTTACCGCATAACCTATAAGGAGAAAAAAATATGAACGCAAAGCGTAAGGCTCTTGTAGAGCATTATCTATATGCTACCGCTGCAGCAGCAGTAGCTATTTGGCAAGGTGGAAATCACGATGTCAAGAAGGTTGCTTGGGCAGCACTAGTCGGTGTCCTTGGTCCAGTACTTAAGGGTGCTATTGACCATTTTAATGCACCAGCAAAGTAAATAAGTGTAAGAAAACTTAATAATGTTATTTTGTAAAAAATGCACAGGACGAGTATTCGTTGACAGAGTTTATTCCCAAAATCTGCGGGTCGAATTGTTTTGTGTCATGTGTGGGAAAAGATGGATGGTCAGAAAAGAAAATAGGTTTGGATCATGGCTCGCAAAAGTAGAAGAAGCAGCTCAGCTTCGATACGGTATTTCTATTTAAACAATAGATTACACAAAGTATTGCGTAGATCCAGAGCAGAGGACCTATTAATTGCTTGGGACTATAATCTTGGGAAGCGTGTTGCTTATAATTTGTTGGATTTCGATAAAAATAAGCAACATGCATACCCAATGTCAGAAGTAGTAAAAATTATTGGCAAGCATGAAGACACAATTAAGATGCATTTATATAAAGGTAATTTAGAATATCCACAAAGAGTTTATTCTTTAAACGGTAATAAAACTCCAGGCAAGTTTTTTTGGAGTGAAGATGATATAAGAAAAATGCATGATTTTTTTAAAACAGTTCATAGAGGAAGACCTAGATCTGACGGCGGTGTAACTCCAGGAGATATGCCAAGTAGACCAGAATTAGAAGCAAGATTAAAACAGGAGAATGTCTTATATGTTAAAAAAGATGATGGAACATTTGTTCCAGTTTGGAAACAACCTGAATGGTAAATGATAAATTAAACAAAGAGGCAAAACAAACTCTTGATGCTGCATTAAAGGTTTTGGAATATGCAATGGAGCTGGCTGGACAAAAAGAGGACTTAGATGCTATGATAGCTATATCAGATCGTTTAATGATGTTATATCAACATCTTTCAGATAAAGATCATAAGAAATTTAAGCCAGGGTTTGCTCTAGTTGAAAAGGAAGAAAAGAAAAATGACGAATCAGACGAACGTTAAAGTTGAGTTGCAGTTTACTCGCAACTTAGGAAACTTTGAAAGTTTAAAGATAGGTATTGGAGTAGAGGATTTTGTTCGTGCTGGAGAAAACACGGGAACCGCTACAGATAGAGTTTATAAGTTCGTAGAAGAAAAGTTGATGGAAAAAGTTAATGAAATAGAAGAAGAGCTAAAAGGTAAAAAATGACAAAAGATGAAGCAAAGCTGGGATATGCTTTAGTTTCACTTTACTGTGCTCTATACAAGCAAAAGTATAATAAACCTGCTGTTGTAAATAAGTACAGAGAAAAGTGGGCTATGCTTGATGTTATAGATAGCATTGGGTTTGATAGAGCAAAAGTTTTGCTTGAATATTATTTTAGAATTACAAAGTCTGGTCACCCGCTATCTTGGTTTTTTTATAACTTTGAAAAGCTTGATTTGACTTTACAGCAGACAGAAGAAGATAAGACCCGTCGAGAATTAATTAGGTCAAAGACTAAATCTATGGTTGAAGAAAGAGACAATGAACACTGAATCAGCAGTCATTACAGCAGTATGCAAGAATAAAGATATTTCTGTTGTTCTTGCAGATAATATTGATGATGTATTTGTTTCCCACAAAGATGTGTGGGAAGGCTTAAAGTCTTATTATTTAAAGTTTAAAGCTGTTCCAGATGTTTCAGTTCTTACAGAACGTTTTAAAGATTTTGAGCCAGAGTCAGTTAAAGGCGAGACTGCATACTATTTAGATCAATTAAAAAATGAATACCTTGCTTCTAAACTAAGAAATCTTTTGTTGTCATCTGGACAAAGTTTAAAGAACAATGCATCTTCAAAAGTAGTTGCAGATATGCAAAAAGAATTAACTACATTAAGTAGACTTACAAACAATGTTCGAGATGTTGATTTAACTGATTATAAATTGGCTGAAAAACATTTTGAAGCAGTTAAGAACCGTTCTGATGCAATGGGCGGAAGCCCAGGAATTATGACAGGCTTCAAAGCTATTGACTATGCATACCCTACAGGAATGGCTCCAGGACACCTTATAGTCATGATTGGTTGGGCAGGTAGGGGTAAGACATGGATGTCCTCTTATCTAGCCTGTAAAGCTTGGGAACAAGGTTTTAAGCCTATGATTGTATCTCTTGAAATGACACCAGAAAATATGCGTGACCGTATTTATACAATGCTAGGTTCAGGTTTGTTTAAGGCTTCAGATTTTGCAAGAGGTCAAATTGATATAAGCACATTTGATGATTGGGGTTCAAAAAAGTTTGCCAACAAGAATCAATTTATCTTAGTGTCAAATGAAGGTACTGGTCAAGTCACTCCACAAACCGTACAAGCAAAGATTGACCAGCATAAACCTGATATTGTTATTCTTGATTATCATCAACTGTTTAATGATTCATAAGGAGCTAAATCAGAAGTAGAGCGTAATCGCAATATTTCTCGTGATTTTAAATTGTTAGCAGTACGCAATAATATTCCAATTATTGATATTACTGCAGCAACAATGGATGATATATCAGATCAAGATTCCCCACCTTTGCTATCACAAGTAGCATGGTCAAAGGCTATTGAATATGATGCTGATATGGCTATGGCTGTGCATAGAACTCCAGACACTAATATTATGGAAATTGTAAGCCGTAAAAATCGTCACGGAACTGAGTTTGATTTTTATTTAGATTGGGATTTAAATCGGGGTGTTGTAAAGGAAATTTACGAAAATCCTATGACATAAACCGTTATCTTGGTATAATTTAATCCTAAGATAAAGGTGGATCATGTACCCAAGAAAGATACATGACTTTTGGATGAACGGAGTTATTAAAGATGATTCTAAATTCCAAAGCTCAAGGGAGAATTATGAGAGGCTTCTTGTTCAGCAAATGCGGGACAAGGGTTATATTCCAGTCCTTGACATAAGCCCTCAGTTTAATGTAAAATATAATGAGACAAAAGATCATTACACCTTTAATCTAGTAATGTATGGAATATACTTAGGTAAAAGGAAAGCTAAAGAGTACGAAGGTTTTTCAGGACAAAGTTTAATACCTAAAGGATAATAAATGACAGAAGTTTATAGTAAAGCGGATCTCCGCTCTATTCTGCGTTCCATTAATGTTTCTATATTTTCTGAATCTGGTTCCGACTTTGTTTGTTTTTGTCCATTTCATAACAATACCGACAGTCCTTCATTTGCTGTAAGTTATGAAAAAGGACTATATGTTTGTTATAACCCAATGTGTAATGCACGTGGCACTGTAACGGACATGATTAAAGGCCTAACAAATAGAAATGATTTTGAAGCTTTAAGATATATATATGCCCACAAATTAACTTCACAACAATTACTTGAAGAAGAGTTAAAAGAAATATTAGATGATAAACCAGAATTTGTAGAGTATAGTCAAGGCGAGATTGACACTTTACATAACAATCTTATGCAATATATGACAGATGGAAAAAAATACTTTTTATCCCGCAAAATTACCGAAGAAGCCATGGAACACTTTAAACTTGGATTTTCATATAAACAGGGCATGGTAACAGTTCCTCTTCATTCACCAGACGGAATTCCAGTAGGAATAATTGGCAGATCTATAGAAGGAAAAAGATTTAAAAATAGTCCTAATCTTCCACGCAATAAAACAATGTTTAATTTGCATAAAGCAAAGCGTGAAGGTGGAACAATCATTGTTACAGAATCAAGTTTTGATGCAATACGGTTATGGCAAGCGGGATTCCCAAATGCGGTGGCTACACTTGGCGGTAGTTTATCAGAGATAAACCTTGCCAATTTAAATAAGTATTCATCAAAGATTATTATTATGACAGATAATGATAATGCGGGTAGAGCACTAGGATACAACATTGCTAATAAACTAAGGAATAAAAATGTTCTTTGGGCTTATTATGATAGTTCTAACATATATCCAGTTGGGGCTAAAGATGTTGGGGATATGACAGATGAACAAATAAAACAGTGTATAAAAAATGCAATATCGCACTTTGAGTACGCAGTTTTGTGATATAATATAAAAGACAGGGCATCAAACAGCCCTTTACACTAAGGAGAAATATATGGGAATCGTAAGAGGTTTAAACGCTCTAACAGAGCAAATGGAACAAAAGTCATCACATAGTGGTG